GTCAGTCCATGAATATAGGGTTCCCCCGATGATCTCGTAATCGTTGTTATTAGGAGACCAGAAGTACTTAGGCTTGGGAGCCTCGTGCCAGATGTTATTACGATAGTTGTAACGGCCATCAGGCAACGACTTCCACGCAAGGAACGAGATAGGTTTCGTTTTCGCTTTCGTGGCGGGTTTGGGCCTACGTTCTGGGGTAGGCACTGGCGTGGGCAAGCTCGAAAACCCCGAAAGGTTTGAGCTATGAGCCGACGCCACATCAAAGTCGACAGCTCTGCGCTTCCTTCTGGAGCGTGAGCTTCGCGACTTGTGAGATGAACGTGTTGACATCAGATCAGACGTGCTGTAAACGATGAAAGAGCTTCCTGTAGGGTGACTGACGACGAGTGGTCGTGAGTGACACTTATCGAAAGTGCTTGTCCTTCCTCGATGACGAGGATGCGATTCGTTTGAATGCTGGCAAACAAGTTTTCGACGGGTGTGGCGCTAAAATCATTTTGGGACAGGAACACATTGGCACCGTCTAGGCGGAACTGGATACGGAGAAACACGACTGTGGGGTTACTCGGTATGGAAAAGCCTAACCGACACTGGAGGTCATATGCTCCGGCGGGCAGGAATATGTTTGCGCCCTGCAACGTCGCTCCCAGTGTATTAAACTGAGGCAGCGTGTTAGACGCAAGCAAACTCGTGCCGCCGGGAACTCCGGCGGTGGTGTATGTTAGTGACAGGACATTGCGCGGCTGAACGGATCCGTTAGGGACCGGTTGTCGCACATGTAGTTTAGCCCTGTAATCAATGTGTAGGTGTCCAAGCACCAATCCTTCGGCGGCTGCCGCGCTACCGAACCCGAAAGCGCCAATATGGATGGCACACGGATCCGTGAGTAGTTTGTCAGTCGCACTTGGTCCCCTTCTGATGAGCATCCTACAATTGTCAAGTTGGCCCAAATCAATGGGCGCAGACATCGTAGAATACATAGAACAGGTTTTGGTGAGTTCGTTGTCGGCGAACTCAATCTCAGTCGCGGGGGCGGCGTCGTTTGGATCGTAATCGATCAGGATGTACACGCTCCCGCTCGTGAGTGTCGAGCAGGAGGGCGTATACCTGATGGCATTACCAGGCAGCATAGAATACTTGTCAAAGTTCTGAGCTTGATAATGTCCGGCGGAGAACGTGGCTGCGAGCCCAGGGTTCCATTCGAATGTTCGAATGAAGCTGGAGCCGTCCTCGGCCGTCGGTGCGATCGAAACAAGTCGTTCCGTCCCCGTAAATGGCACGGCGGGGTATTTGCTGGACCTACCTGGCGCCTTAGCGCGCGCGATAGGTGCAGTAACCACACGTGTCTTGCGAGTGCGATTAACCATCTTTGTCAATTTGTAAGGGTAGGAGCAAATGTTGCTAAAATATGACAGGCCTGTCCAAGTGACAGGCCTTGCTCTTCCCCGGGTCCCAACTCAAGGGTTGGTCTTCGGAGTGCGCGGTTTCCGCGCACTCTTCTTCTTCTTCACGGCGTCAGTTTTGGGCTGACGCCGTCGAGACTTCTTCTTAGGTGGTTTCGTCCCTGCGCCGGCGGTGATGGCACCGTCGACGTTGACGTCCACCTTGCTCGCGGCCTCAACGGGGAGGCCGCACAGCGGTGGAGACAATATTGTCTCCTTTGTGGCTGACTGGATCCAGGTCGTGAAGAGGTCGTTGTCGAATTGGAACCTCTCCAAGGATGTCTGTGCATAGTCCAGCATCCAGTCGCGCTTGTCGTTCGGGTACTGACCGGCTGACGTGCCGGTAGTACCCCACCTGGTCATTAGGCGAAGTCGCTCGTCGTAAGCGATCTCGCCAAAGAGTTCGACGACTTTCGTCGCGATCTCACCGATGACGGGGGTGTTCTTGTCCGTCAGGTAGAAAGAGCGTGCTTTCTCCTGAAGCTTCATCGCTGGCGTGATGCCCGACGACAGTTTCACGGTGGTGTGAAACTTGGAGATCTGGCGAGGAATGTCACAGCACGAAACTGTGTCACCAAACCACACATCTGGTCCGTAGATACGGGCCAGGAAAGTGATGCCAAAATCTCCACGATTGACCTGGTCGCACTCCAGCTTGAGGCCAAGCTGGCGTGCCGCACGCTCATACGCCGGGATGGACAGGGTAGCTGTCATCCCATCGTCACCACCGTAGATCCCCAAGCTGTCCCACGCCTCGATGGCAGTACGTTGTCTGCCGAGGAGCGGTTCCGAGCGAAGGGCTAGGTACGCGACGAATGCGTTGTCGAGAGTGTTGCTGGAGGATGTCTCCGGGGACCCAGAAGCGCGGGATGTGCCACTGTCATAAGACGTACCGTGGCGGCCCTTGCCGATCAAGTTCTGCTGTGAGCGAAGGAGGTCTAAAAGCTCCGGAAGGTAGCACCGCTTGTACGCCCGAGTGAAGACGATTGTCTCTAGGTGTCTCAACAGGTTCGAGATGCGTCCGTCAAAGCGACTGTAATCTGTGTTCACCGCGGTTGGCGCATTGGTCAGCACGTGTACTACTCTTTCTGAGATTTCCTCGTTGCTCTTGCCAAATGCGTACCATGGTGCCAGTTTAAGCAGGTCGCTGAACGGGTACA